CTCATGAAGAATTGATTTCTGGAATTGAAGGTCATGAGTATATCCGTGGTATTAATCGAGCATCAAGTCCTGGTTATCCTTTTAACCAATTTGCAAAAGGTACAAAAGGAAAGACAGCATTTTTAGGAGCAGATGAGATGTGGAAATATGATCATCCAATGGTTCTAAAAGAGATAGCAGATTACAAACGTGATGCAGAAAATAATATGCGCCCGCGTTGTTACTTTGTATCAACAGCAAAAGATGAACTTCGCCCAATTGCGAAGGTTGATGCTGGGAAGACTCGTGCTTTCGCAGCAGCGCCATTAAATTATGTAATTACTTTTCGTGAACACTATCTTGACTTGTTCGCCAATATCATGGAAGAGAGAATTGAAAATTCGTCTCTTGTGGGAATAAATCCTTATTCAGAGGACTGGGACTATCTTGCATTAAAATTGAAGAAAGTTGCACACCCAAATGCAAAACAATTTATTGCTACTGATTTCACAAATTGGGATGGAACTCTGAATAGGGATCTTCTATGGATGATACATAGCTTTATCGAAATGAGCTATTCGCGAACTTCTAAAGTGTCAGAAGCTTTGTGGAATGACATCACTTCATCACGTCAAGTGTTTGGTAATGTCGTCATCCAGATAGTGAGGGGTCAACCATCAGGTAACCCTGGAACCGCTATCATTAACACTCTCTATAACTATGGCATAACGTATCTGTGTATATATGATCTTCTTGAGAATATTGGTACTGTTGAAGCTTATCAGCTTCAAGAGAACCTAGTAAATGAATTCTATGTAGCAATATATGGAGATGATAGTATCATAGCGTTTAGTCGTTCTCTATCCGAGGTTCTGGATATTACAAAATGGTCAGAGTGTATGTTATCATACGGTCATTATTGTACCCCAGAAACTAAAGATGGAGAAGACATCGTCTATAAGACAATGCATGATATATCTATCATCAAACGAAAATTCGTTTACGATCCGAAGCTACACATGTGGTTAGCACCACTAGAGTTAGCTTCCATACTTGAACCATTAAATTGGGACAGGTGTGAACAAGAATACGGTCAGAAACAATTACAGATGCAAGTTAATTCACGCATAGCAATTAGAGAGTTGTGTATGCACACTCCTGAAATTTTCACCCAGTATCGAGACCGAATAATTGATCAGTGCAAGAAGCATCGAATAGTTTTGACTCCTGATTGTTTTTATCCTCAGGAAACATTACGAAAGATGGTTCGTCGCGGTGATAATGTGTTCTACTTCGCAGAAAATTCTGTAGATGGCATATACAAATTCGACTTTAGTGCACACCCCTCAATAGTTGAGGGCATGGACACTATCGTAGCCAAGAACTGGAATGAAGGCAAAATGTCTTCCTGCACAGTTCAAAATTCAAAAATATGGAGTAGGAATATTTATTCCGGTGGTCGCTCCGATGGCAGCCCCATCAAAGTATCACACACAAAAACCGTGTTGCAGTTTTACCCGACTAAACACGTTAAATCAAGGGTAGCCGAAACATTAAATTCAACTTCAAATCTCCCATTTCATGATGAACGCAATGACACTGAAACTGGACAACAAATTGTTACTTTTGCTACTAGTGAAGTCCCCATCGAAGAAACTCTTCCGATGGAAGCCGATTTACGAAGTAGTGAAACGACAACACTCGTTGAAGGACGCTCGCACACAGTTGATGATATTCTCAAAAGAGAATACCAAATTCTAACAGATGTTATCCCAATAGGGGGTGCACCTGGTGATCAGCTCTATTTGCTGGATCCGATTGAATTGTTTTTGTCTCAGCCTAATGTCCACGATAAAATTAATGGTTTTGCATTCTTACGCACATTCTTGAACGTGCGTTTTGAATTCACAGTCGCACCGAAGACGTCAGGTGGTATAATTCTAGCATTTTATGCAGACATGAATGATGTGGCTATTGCGAATCGAACTAAGAAATTAATTCAAATTTCGCAAACGCCAAACATTCAATTATCACTTACAACATCGACAAGTGTGGTTATGAAAGTTCCATGGGTTTCGAGCTTCATGGGTCGAAATTTACAAACTGGAACAGGCAGACCAGGAAAATTATATGTGGGTCGTTTAACACCACTGGATATTGGTACAGTCAAGTTGACTGTTTATATTCAAGCTGATAATGAAACACTTCAATTGGAGTATCCAACAATTGGAGCTCCTCTTCAATCTCGTGATGCTTTGGAGAAAAAGATTAAAAAGGCACAGATGGAATTGCGTTCATTACAAATGCGCGAAGAAGAATTACGTCGTAGTAATGAATCTCGCACGGTTGTAAGGCGCGCACCTGTCATTCGCCCTCAATCTAATACCCAAAATATCCCAAGCAAGCACATGCTTAAAACTGAATCTGGTAAAATGGTTCAGAGTGGTAGCATTTCTGGAGCCCTCGCTGAAGGGTCTAAAATTGCACGAGCTGCTTCAGGTCTTCCATTGATTGGAGGAACTGTAGGTGCTGCTGCACCAATTCTTTCTGCGGCCGCTAATGTTGCTGGAGCCTTAGGATATAGCAAACCATCAAATGATTCGCCAGTAACCGCTGTGAAGTGGAAACAAGGTGATGGTCATTTATCAAGTCAAGCAGTGATGCCTGATCATGTGTATTCTTTGGACCAAGGTAATGTAATTGCTACAGATTATCCCGCGTTTAGTACTGATCTTGATGAGATGTCCGTTGATTATATCATGAGATGTCCCAATATCTTAGATGATAAGATATTCAAGATAACAGACACACAACAACCGCGTGAGATCTTACAGCGATTTCCTCTTACTATTAACCCAATAGTTTACGATGCGAGTGTATATCTTTCTCAACAGGCTTGGGTTTCAGCAATGTGTCAAAATTGGATTGCATCACTTCATTTTGATTTTGATGTGTATTTGACCATGTTTCATAACGTCAAATTGCGATTTTTGGTTGCTGTAAATGATTATGGAACGTATGCAGTAGGTGATATCATGGACGTTGATGCCGTGAATAAGGGTTTGTCAGAAGTAGTTCAATTTACTGCTGATAACGCTAATATTCAAATTACAAATGCGCCAATGGCCACAACTCCTATGAAGTATGTTGCGACACCATTCAGTAATGATGGATTATCCAACGTGTCAACACTTAAGTTCTATCAAGATACTGAGCTTTGCTCTTATGGGACTTTATATGTGTTGGTTGAGGTACCTCTTGAAGTTACAGGTGATGT